TCCAAATATATCTAAAATACATTTCTGTACTTTATTCAAAAAATATCATTTTAAGGCTTGACTTTTAATAGTTAGTCTTCCTGTGGCTCTGTTGGTAGAGCCATCAATGCGTTATACAGTTGTGTTCCTACTCCGTTCCCATGAAGTGCGTGATACTGCTGGTACTCGTCCTCTAAGGACTGTTTTACATATACTGGACAATATCCGAGATCATCATGGTATTTGTTATACAAACGAATCAGATCGGCACGAAGCAATGCCCTGACTCCTTTGCGTGTGGCGATTACCTGCTTATATAAGCAAACTGTCACGCCCGCTAATGTGGTTAATAATTGCCAGTTATTTGACAAAAATTCAATCATATGTATTCCCTTCTTTATTATTATGCTTTAAGTATAACGCCCGTTCGGGTTGTGTTTGTACCAAGTTTCCATGAAACAGCAATTTAACTTTTGAGAACTCTCCAATGGTTTTAAAAAAATACAATCTTGCAAAAAACGGAAGCATTACTATTCCATGCTTGAATTGCATTATTTTTTTCGTTGGGCATTTAGCAAGCCATTTTTTAATAGCGACAACCGTTGGCTATCAGTCAGACAGTATTAGAAGCAGAGTCTCGTTCGTTAATGGAAACGAGCAAATAGGAGTGACTATTGCTTATTCGAAAGAAGATACACTGGAGGCCTATTCCGGGAAGTTTACTATCAGTAATACGAGAGATTCGATGGATGTTATTGTCATAGGTATTAAAAATTACAGCAAAGTGTAAAGTTAATTATTTGTTGTTAGATTAGTATTTTTAATTATTTTTTCTCCGTCAGAAACATCTGGAACAATAAGATATTTTACAATAGATGCCTCAGATATATTTGATGCATTTTTGTAGAATGGAATATTTATAAGCACTATTGTAGTATTATCAATGCCATTAGCATAAAAATCGAAGTAAATAATATTTCCGCTGCGTACTATTCTAAACTTTTTAATTTGTCTAAGAGTATTGTACCTTTGAATTATATAGGGATTGTCTGCATGTTCTTCAATAATATCAAAGTTGCAATTGCCGCCTAATCCATTATTAAAAACTTGACTAATTGTGACATTAAAATGGTTATAAGCTGCTCCTTGTGCCCCTGTTTCCGAAAAATAAGTAATTTTAAAAAATCTAAACCATCCACCTGCCTTACCAATACTTTTTTCATAGTAGAAATTTTTAGTAATGCCATCCGGATTAATGATTTGAAATTTACTATTTAAATTGCTGTTTGTTCTACGCAACTTTAAGATACGCCGCTTTTACTGATTCTTTGTTCACGTTGCAATAGATCATAGTTGTATCTATCTTGCTATGACCTAAAATTGCCTGTATATATTGTATTGGCAGTCCCCTTTTTGCTGCATTTGTTGCCATTGTCCGGCGAAAACGGTGCGGATGTACCTTTTCTACACCAGCTCTTCTTCCAATCTGGCGAACCAAATGCTCGATGCTACACTTTGACATCCCTGTCCCTCTTTTATTTAAAAATAACGGGGAAGATGCATTCCAACTTCGTTCTGCCAAATAGCGTTGTAAATAATACATTGCATTATCACTTATATATACAGTACGTTCTTTATTCCCCTTTCCCAGTACTGTGCACTCTCCTGTTCGGAAATCTATATTTTCCATGCGTAAATGAGCCACTTCTGAAACACGACAACCTGTGGAAAGCATAAACTCCACCAGTGCCTTTTCTCTCGAAGTCTTCAGGCAGTCCCGGATTTTCTCCATTTCCGCAGCAGAAAATGGCTTCTTATCTGCTTTTTTCTGTTTGATGCGCTTGATTCGCAACATTGGATTCTTAGAAATAATCTCTTCTGCTGTCAACCATGCAAAAAACGTAGACAGAAATCGCCGCTTATTATCTACCGTTACGGAGCTCACTTTGTGCGTACTCTGATACTTAGCAAGATGAAAACGAATGTCATTTGTTCGGATTTCCGCAAAATTTTTTGGAATATCCACGAGAAGTTTCACAACTGCGTCTCTGTATTGATCCAAAGTGCGATCTGAATGCCCTTCCAACCGCATAGATGCTATATAGGTTTTAAGGATTTTCTCATTTCCCTGCTCATTAACCGGCACCAAATCTGTACACTGTTCCACCACATTATATCTGCAAAAAAGAGCAGATAATGCCATATCTACCTCGCTTATCTGCTCTTTCCCCATCTTCTTATATAATATTGCCAGTAACTCTGTGCGAAACTTTTCTTCCATCGTCGTTCTCCTTATCCCATAATGTTTCTTTCCATTATAGAACAGAGTTCTTATACTTCGGCAACATATTCCTCGCCAGTAATTTTTTTGTATTCTTCTTCTGTGATCCACTTTCCAACGGCATTATGCACACGTTTTTTACTCCACAGACCACGGTCGTAATACTCTTTCACTTTTTCAAACTTACTCATCCAGACTCACCTCCATCTGCATCGCCATATAATCAATATCTGCTCTCTGTTTTTCGATGCTATCTGTGTTTGCTTCTGTTTTTACCACATTTTCCTCTAAATCCACAGATACTGCCGTAATACGCATCTCTGTATCATCTACTTCTTTTTCAAGGATAATCGTCTTTTCTTCTCTCTGCAGCTCTATTTTTTCAAGGACAACATATCCAGGAATCACAGATGTCAATACATCCTCGTCTGAATAGATCTCTAATCTCGAAAGGCTATTCTTGTCAGAAAAAATGGTCTGCAATTTTTCACAGGTTTCTTCATTATTAAATACAATATGTAGTTTTCCTTCTTTGTGGTTAGCATCTACTATGTTATAAATGCTCTTTTTTGTCTTTAATTTCATATTTTTCCTTCTTTCTTAATCAAATTTACGAGTTACAATTAAAATCAAACAGCAATTTAAAAGGTGTTTTGAATGAGGTAACAATTCATCTTCCACAATCCATCACAGTGCTAGGATACATAAACTCTATGGATTCTCCTATCGGATGCCAAACCTTTAACACCACCTCTTTCGTATCTGATTCACCAATATCAACAGGAGAGTTTAGTGTATTATGGTTTGGAAGTGGTAATAGCAGAAATGGAATGAGATATCATGTGATAGCCATTCCTTATTCAGCAAACCCTAATGTTAGTAAAAAAATATATGCGAGAGAGCTTTTTAATCAAAGATGGAATACTGATTGGTATGAATTATAATTTTACCCAATTGCTCCAAATAGCATCATGCCGACTCCGAATCCATAACTCGTCTTTGCCTTTGAATCCGAACTCTGCCTGAAATACCTGAGATGCTATTTGAGTTAAACGAAAGAGTGAACCGTTTCCGTCTACACCAAATTGTATTATATTCCACCAACCGTCTAAATTTGGATACGGAGAATCGGCTACTGGATCACCATATCCAGTTACACAATAGACGTGTATTCCTGTTGTTAAAGGAACGTCATTAAAAAGCTTAAATGTTTTTGGAATATAAGAAATATCCAGCATATTGGTATTTAAATTGCTGTTTATTTGCGCAATACTTGCAGCCATCGTCCCCTCTATGTTCGGATTCGCCTGCCGCGCGTCTAGTGCACTCCCTGGTTCTGTGGTGGTATTGTTGTTCACTATTGCCGGTTTTCCATCCAGGTCATTGTATTTCCCCGAAAATGCAACCGTCTTTAAATCTGCAAAAAACTTTGCAATCTTTCCAAGAATCTTCGGCATTTTCTCCTTGGATGCTATGTTTTCTCTTTTTGCTGCTACTGTAAACTCCGGCTCCTGTAATGCATCTGTTGCATTTTCCCTTGTTTTCATCTGTTCATCAATCTTTTTCAGATTGGCATTCACAACATCCACATCGTAATCATCCTGCGGATCATCCATCTGCAGATTATAGTATTTTGTTTTTGTCATGGCAAAACCTCCTCTTTCAATTGCCTGTGCGTATAGTTATGTAACTGTGCATGCGTAAATTTGTGTAAAACTGCATGCGTATTATAAATAAGAAGAACTTTGTAGCATATATCCTCTGGTGACATACGCCGGATCAGTTCTTCGACAACTCCAACACGATCCGCTACATTCAATTTCAGATGCACGAGTATGTAATAATGCTCCTCATCTGAATACAGATCATAATTGTTTTCTCCTAGGCTGGCATTTAAACATTTTACAAGTGTCGGATGCGTATACGGTATCCGTTCATTCCACCGCATTGACACACGCGACCGACGGAGTTCTAAATTTTCACCAGCACCTGGAATGATATGTAAGATTCTTTCGAACCGCTCGATGCCTTCTGCATCTGAAGTCTCTATGAATGCATTTCGTAATATTTTAGTAGTATCCATGTTAAGAGCCGCCACCTGCTTATCCTCGCTCTGCATCAATTGCTTCATTTCTTCAAACTGTTGCATAAACGGCGGCAGATAATCAATCATTTTTTTAGCCACTTACATCACCCCTTACCGGAATTGCATCTTCATCCAATGTTACATTTTCAGATGCACCATTCAGTTTCACATCTGTAATATCCAATATCCCATCAATCAGAAGCAACCGGGATTCAATCTGGCTCTTACGCACCACCAGATTATCTTCATTGCTCCAATCAGCAGAAAGTTCTGTAAAATACCCATCTATTGCCGACTGCATATCGGATTTCAAGGATTCAAAAGTATATCCGTTCTTATAAACCGCAGTAACTGTCACAGAAACAGGAATTTCTTTCACTCCCATAACCTTTACCACATGTCCGATAGGTGCCAGTCCATATCCCTCCCCGGTCTTATCATCCGGGTCAACATCATTCTGCACTTTTTGTACCAACGTGGCGGATGGTGCTTTGTATTCCGATGATATGATATACACCCGAACAGTGCCACCCACTGTCAGTAATTTGTCCTTTGCTACATCATGTACCGCTTTCAGCCATGCAAATACTTCCGCCCCAACGGTTTCCACAGACTGCTTTCCAATCCACTCCGTAACTGCAGCAACAGGAATAAACTTTACTGGATCATATCCTTTTTCCCACATCCGGATAACTTTGCATGCGCCAACTCCATCAATAGCCGATACACGCTCCTTATAATCCGGATTATTGCCACAGAAGCTTATATTGGAAAATCCCTCGTAATAACGTTCACGGAAATCTTCCACATCTTCCTCATCCTCGCCGGGGATCAAAACCTCTGTAAGTTCCGCTGATTCCATATCATTCAGATCATTCTTTGTTTCAATCGTAAGCAATGATCCCAACTGCTGATTTCCAACATTGCCGGCAGTCTCACATGTTACCTGATACTCTCCGGTTGCTGCATCCATTACAGATGTTACCTCATAGTTCAGATCACCAAGGTTAAACCGGTCCCCGATCGCTATGGCTGTATCGGACGGACTAACAACCATCTTGCATACCGCATTGGTCTCTTCTTTGGGATATACTCCGTTTTCAGCTGCACGCTTGATCAAATAATAATAGGATGCTGTATCTGCATATACCTCATTCACAATCATATCCATATCGATATACGTCTGCGCCAATTCCATGGCAATCGGTGCTATTGCATCATAAATTATCGATCCCTCGCGCTTGTCCAGCTTATCGCTTACGGATGCAAGCATTTCTTCCATGATAGAGTCGAAGTCTTTGTTTTCAAACACTAATATTCCACCTCCGTTTCCAATCCACTTACTTTATCACCTTCTGCCGTAATTACAGAGAACGTAACGTGCAGAGCTTTCTTTCCCACCGGTTCCATCTCAAAATCTTCACAAGATTCAAAACGATCATCTGCAGTAATTGCATCCGTAATCCGATTTGGCACTTCTGACATAACATAAGATAGAGACTTTCCCCTCAGATCCTGAAGCTCCACTCCATAATCCCATGAATAAATTACATTTTTATATCGTTCTGTGTTCAAGATTTTCAATATTGCCTGTCGGTTTGCCTCTTCTCCGTCTGTTTTGCCAAGAAAAATGCTTGGCTCATTCTCAATGGTTCCTATCTGCATTGCATATGTAAGAGACGGATCATTTTCCACTTCAAAGCCGGTCATATCATCCTCTTCATCGTCATCATCATAATTTGTCGGAATCATTCCTTCACCACCTTGTCTATTACCACAAACTCCTGACCACCGCTTTTGCGCATCATCAACACTTCATCTCCGGCTTTTAAGGCATTGTGAATCATAATCTTTACATTTTCCAACACAATGTCATCACCAGTTCCGCCCGATCGGTTCTTCGTTTTCCATCCATACTCTTTTTTGATTGTTACTTCAACCTCATGATCCGTCATACTTTGTGGCACCATTAAAAATTCTTCCCCAATTTCAAAAGAGTTTGTAATTTTCACTTTCAGAGGATCTTCGCTGGTAACCACACCGGTCACATAATCACACATCTTTGCAGCCCGTACCGCATCCATTGCAATCTTCTTGATTAACTGCACCAGATTTCCGCTACTCACTAAAATCACCTCCAGACACTACCAGGTCCATCGTATATTCACGATTTTTAAATGTGTGTGTCACTTTCTCTACCAGCATATAATTTGCAATTTTCAGATCTCCCAAATCAAGTATGACTGGCACAAGCGATCCTCCACGCACTTTATTGTTTCCAATCACGCCTGATATGGTAAGTGTACGCTTCTCATGGCTATACAATTTCAATAATGCCTGTGCTTTCAGCTTTCCAATATCCGGACTATTGATCTCATCCGTAAACTGCAACGTTCCCCATTTTGCGATTTTCTTATTGTCACGTACCAGATAAATTCCATAACTGGTTCCAGTATTTTGACTTGTTGATGTCTTTGTACTTCCTTTTTTCTTCTTACTGGATTTCTTTTTCTTATAGATCAGCTTGATCTGGTTATACACATCCGTATCAATCGTTGTTTTGTAGGAATAATCTTCTCCTGTTTCCGCATCTACCAGACAGGTATTTACCTTCATCTTTGCCACATCAGTCAGGCACAATTTTCCAATATTATCATAAAAAACATATGTCTTTCCTTTTACCATTAAAGTATCATCCAACGCGTTTTGAATCATATCGAACAATGCCGTATTATCCTCAACCGCTGATCTGCGCCACCCTGTCTTTGCCAGTGTGCCGCATTTTAACAGGAAGCGCTTTGCAATAATCCGAATTACTTCATCTGCTGTTTTTTTACTATAAATAAGGGTGTCTTTGTTTTTCAGATACCTAAGCTGATCATACACGGTATACGATGCCATCCCGTCCTTCTTGACTTCTTTTGCAAAAACAAAGCCATAGAAAAACTTCTTGCTGTCCACAGTAACAAGAACTTCATTTCCCATGCCTATGGAAAATCCTTTTTCAACTTTTGCTGTGAAAATAAATTTGCCAGGTGTGCTGTCTCTTTCCCATACAACCTTTGCTCCATCTTCCACTGGTACTGTAAATTTCTTTTTCCCATTATTTACAGTAATCATTACATTGCCATTCGGTATTTTTCCCGTTTCTGCTTCATCGGCTTTTATTGTTTCCGCTTTTGCCTCATGACGCGATAATATTTTCTGCAGATATTGCAATTCTTTCTTGGAATCCTTTTTTTCACCAGAACCGGATGAATTATTTCCAGTATTTACATATTTTGGCGTGCCATAACCGGTAATTGTAGCATTATTCAAAGAATATGTCCGCCGCGCTACCTTATCGGATGTATTTCCTTCAATAGTATGTAACTGACCACCGCTGACGCTCTCAACAATACCCACATGGCTTCGGCCAGTTTTAAAATAAACAATATCCCCTCTCTTTGGCGTGTACTTCCCTTTATACTTAAACTGTCCTTTCTTTTGATACCACTGCATACCATAAGCTACGGATGCCGTTTTCGGAACAATGGAAGTAGATACCACGGCTTCATGCGCACACCATGAAACAAACGAATGGCACCATGCAGCACCATTCGCTCCTGTATATTCTCCGTATTTTGTTCTGTTGTTTCCCTGCTCCCGGTATCCGATCTCTCCAATCGCTACATCAACAATATCTTTCATCAGCTACCACCTCCCGGAAGTTTCAATACCGTTCCAGCATACAAATAATGACCATTCGATGATGATTTTCGTCCATGCTTACGAGCTGCATTTTCAATCGTTTTCTGGTTTAACTGATAGAGTTTCTTCCATGCAGATGCATTGTTCATCTGTTTCTTCGCAATTTTCATAAGCGTGTCACCAGATTTTATCTTGTAGCTTTTGGCTATAGCTTTCGTTTTCTTCCGTTGTTTTTTAACCGTAACAATCGTTTTCTTTTTTCCGGACTTTGTCTTTTTGTCTTTCGGTACAAGTTTCTTTGCTCCCCAGTGACGGTATTCTTTCATGTTAAGCTTTACACACACATCTGATCCGTATTTATCTGCATCTTCCATGATCTCATAATCTTCAATAGTCACATCCATTATGATATCTTCGATAAGATGTTTATCTGATACTTTGTAACGATTAAACTTTAGCGTGACTGGTTTCTTCTGATTTTTCCATTTTTCTAATTTGGAAAGATAATATGCAGCCCCCACTTTTGCTTTTTCTTGTGAAAAAGGATATTTATGGATTGGCAATAAAAGCTCCGGGATTGTAATATCAGACAATCCCGGAGACTTAATAAGATTAACCTCTCCCTCATTTATGAGAGTTATGGTCTTATTTTTGTTATTGGTCTTGATGTTAAGAGATCCTGGGGTCACTGGAAAAAGGACCCCATCAATATATAATTCATACATCTTTAGTGTTCTCCTTCCGCTGCTGCATTCATTTCTTCCTCAATTTTGCTACGCAAATGTTCCGCCATTCCATCTAAATCCATATCATTATTTACGTTGTTATGGTTGATCATCTCAACCTTGATCTGTGCTGTTGTAAATTTATTCACGTACTCACGATCTGCAATATCTCTCAGGTACTTCAGATCCTCGCTGGATGCAGATAATGTATTAGCTGTTTTGGCGGTATTCTTTGCAGTGTCTGCTGTATTTGCTGCTGTTGCCGCGTTGCTGGATGCAAGCGCATTTGGATAATTATTTGCACTTGGAATATTCGTGGCTTTTGATGATATTGTATTCTTTATTTTACTGGTTACACCATCGCCCCATGCTGCTCCGGCAGTATATGCATCTTTGGCCCATCCACTTTGATAGACATCATACGTTTTTATTCCTTTATTAAATGCATCTGTTACGCTGGTATAATCTTTTGTATTTCCGGCAGCTGCAGCCGCTTTTGATGCATAATTATCTGCTGCGCTCGTAATGCCGCTATAATCAAATTCGACAAAAGGCAGCTTATTCAGTGCGGAACAAATACCAGATACTACAGTAAGCGCTGTAGACAGCATGTTGTACCAGAGTGCCTGTACATGACTAATCGCATTGTGAAAAGCAATCTCAACATTGGTTGCACATGCTCCCCCTGCGTTCCATATTCCAATAAAAATATCTGCAACTGATAATCCCCAATTTTTAAAATACTGGATAACAACATTGATTCCTCCGCAAATTGCACCAAATGTACTTTGGGCAATATGTCCAGCTCCTGAAAAATGATTACATAACGCAACCAACACAATGATCAACGCCATAATTCCAACAACTATCCATGTTAACGGGCAAGACAACATTGCAGTATTTAGCCCGTACTGTGCCGCGGTTGCAGCCGCAGTTGCACTTGCTTCTGTTCCTGTTGCTGCTGCGTGCGCATATGATGCAACACACATTGTAATCTTAATTCCTGTTGATATCATATCTATTGCGTTCGTAATGCCAACATAAGTTGCATAAGCCGCTAATGCTGCAACCACACCATAAACAACAGGACCTATAATTTGCCAGTTGTCTTGTACAAAGGTTCCTATTGATCCAATTCCTTCAAATATATCAAGTACCACACCTGCTACTACTGCAAGATCATTTATTGCATTTGTAGCAAACTCCTGAAACCCGTCTGTATTTGCCAAATCATTAAGTCTCTGCAAAACCGGCTGAAATGCCATAGTGGCGTCATTTTGAAATACCGTCCACATCTGTCCCCATGTCATTGGCATATTTTCAAAATTAGCATTTATCTCATCAGTCGCAGCAAATACCGCTTGCTTCACAACATCAGCCGACAGTTCCCCATCTTGTGCCATGCTTCGAATCTTACCGATTGGAACATTAAGATAATCTGCAATATTCTGAATCAGATTCGGTGCCTGCTCAAAAATACTGTTTAACTCATCACCTCGAAGTACACCAGAGCCCAGCGCCTGTGATAACTGCAATTCTGCATTTGCTGCTTCCTGCGTAGACGCTCCCGCAATTGTCATCTGCTTTTGGACTAAATTTGCGAACTGGACAACTTCTGCACTGGAACTAAATGCATCTTTCGCATTATTACCAAATCGGGCAACTACACTTGCCATATCTCCTAATGATCCTCTGGCATCGTTTGCAGCCACATAAACCATGTTGTACAAATCGGCCGTACTCTGCAATCCGTCATTCATCATATTTAATCTGGAAGTGGTCTGTGTGATCTCATCCGATGTCTGCAAAATTTTTCCAGCCGTCTGAATACTCAGGTACGCCCCTGCCATTCGTTTAATTGCCGAAACTAAATTTGATGATTCACTTGCACCGTTTTGTAATGACTGATTAAATTGTTCCTGCCTTCGAATATTATCATTGATCGGACTACTCGCCTGTTGCATTGTTTGATTGAATTCTTCCGCAGCTACAGTTGCCTGTGCAATTTCATTCCGGGCAGCTTCCAAAGATGCCGTATTCACACCAGCATTCATTGCCTGATCCATATCATAAATCGAAGAAATTGCCATATTCACAGAACTGATGATATGCATAAGAGGGGCGCTAAAATTATCTGTCAACTGTATTCCCGTTGTAATTGTAGCCATATCATCACCGCCCTTCTGCTTCCTTCGCTATTTTCTTTGCCTCTTCCTTTTCCGCTTCAATTCTTATATCTATACAGGCAATAATAAAAGCCTTTTCCTCCTCTTCTAAAGCAACCCATTGGGAAGGGAGAATGTGGAGCTTGTGCAATGCATAATATGCATAGTTTGCTTCCGCATCCCCTTCCTCAATTAGTTTTTTGCCTGCTCTGTCTTATCCTCTAAAGTATCAAATCCCTGGAACTTCTGAACCCATGCAGAAAGGTCCTGGTATTCTCCCGGGTTGTCGATCATGGCATACAGAAGTTCTCCCGGTGTCTTCACTCCATAAGAATCCTGTAGTTCCTTATTGTAAAGATCCGGTTCAACAATGCTCTCTGCGATCAGATCATTGATATATGCCGTTGTATCCAATTTTGGACGGAACATATTCGGCTTTCCAACTACCGGAACATCTTTTGTATGGCCCTCACGCATTGTTTCATTTCGCTTTGATGTAATCGGGCGAAACTCAAACTCCAAAGGCTTTCCATTTTCATCCACAAACGCTTTCGATGGTGCATACTTCCCGTTCTCTCTTTTAATTTTGTTTTTTGCTAAAAATCTGCTTAAATTTGACATACATTGTCTCCTTTCTTCCTATAAAAAATCCCCTCATGCCAGACACATAAGGGGCAATATTACGCTGCAAGTCCAATAATTTCTTGAAACTCTTTCGGCATATCAAAATCATCAAATGTGAAGCTAACATCCTCGTCCAGATATGAGTCAGAAGATGCATCAAATTTCGCAAGCACTCCACTGTCAATGTTGCACTGTAAAAGAGTGATTGTCTGAGATCCTGCAGCACTGGATGGATCATCATTCGTGATCTGAATTTCGAAATAGACATCCTCACCAGTGTTTTTAAAATCAAGCATCATTTTACGGAAAATGCTCGTATTATAATGTATTGTACAAGATCCGGTTCCTTCCCATGATACCGACTTATTTCCCTTTCCTGTCTTGCCAAGAGTTGGAACCTTTGCCTTGTTCTTCTTGAAATTCGCTTCAAGCTTGATTGCGGTCATCAGATTGTATCTACGTTCACCAATTGTCACGTAGCACTCTGCAAGAGCTGCAGAGATAGAATCCTTTGCAAGCATCACATTATTCATTTATACTTCACCCCCTTATTTCACTACTGTAGTCATGTACATAATACTCATGGCATTTACAACTTCAACCGTATTATTAACGACTACCGATTTCTTTGATTCTCCCTGTTCCACGGTGACATTATCCCGCTTGAAATTCTCAATAGCCCGCAAATTCTGTAATTTTTCACGGATCTCGCACAGCCCACTTTTCAAGCTGTTCCGCCCTGGATCATCATTTGGGAACTTCCCACGGAACCGTGTCTTAAAGAGCAGTGCATCATCATTTGCAAGCTGGTCTACAACCCTGATTGTCTGATTGTCGCAAAAAAATTCGTTGCAATCTTCCGTGATGGTTATGTGTGTATTGATATCACTTAGAATCTCAATTTCATCATCATTTCTATCAAACACAAGCTGTCCCTTTTTGATATAATCTTCCAGATCATTGTCAATTGGCTCAATGGAAAATTCACCATCGTACACTCTGCCCTCGCAGGACTTATTCACCGCAGTGGAGCATTCCACCCCGGTAAGCCAATATACAGCGGATGCTTCCGGCCAGCCCTCGTCCGTCGTTTTATTCGGTGTGGAAATAACTCCCATATAGTCAGCATCCGACTTGTAAAGCACAAGCTGAAACTTCTTACCAACTTCATCACGCATACGCTTTACATATGCCACATACAGCCTCTTGGTCACCTCATCTGTAACCACAACGCCCATCGTATTAAATCCGTAGGCTTCTGCCTTTGCCAGATACTCCGCATGCGCATCACCATTGACGACACCATTCGTTCCACCAGACAGTGCTGCCGATGCAACTGCTGCAAGTTCCAACGTATCTGTTTTAAATGTCACAAAGTCATTATCTTTCAGATCAGCCGCTTTTTTTACATTCTGTACTTCAATTCTGGACGTATCAAGATATGTAGTTACATTCCACGACTCTGGATCATCCACGTCCTTTGCTATGGAGATCCTGATCGCATTGCCGCGTGTCCCCGTGTGCTTAGCTGTAGCATAATCATTGGACGCTTTTGTCCCGCCACCGTTTAACCGGTATGCATACAGCACCAAGGTACCGCCAGCAAACAGATCTCGCAGTCCTTTCATCTTATCATCGGTATAACTATATCCGAATATCTTTTTCGAATACTTCTGCATATCCGCTGTAGTAACCTTAAAAACCGTATCATCCGGTCCCCAGTCAAGTTCCAACGGCATTGTGGCAATACCACGGTCAGACAATGCCGCAGATGCAATCCCCGCACTTACGACATTGATATACGCGCCCGGAAGCACTTTGTTCTGGGTTATCCATGTTCCTCCGCCAAATGCCATTTACTTCACTTCCTTTCTCAGATAATCACCGGTGATCTTATCCACCTGCGCAATCGTATATGTTTTTCCATCTTCCAGCAACGCTTTCAGCAGATCCCGCTGTTTCTTATAGCGTTTGGATTCTGCCAGCTGCTGCTTTGTAAATACATCCGCAGATGCCTGCGGTTTTACTTCTGGCTTTGTATCGCCCATATTGTTCACCTATCCTTTCAAATGTAATATTGTTGTAATGGTTTCCATAAGAGGAGCCGGAGTCTCTACCTTGCGGACGAAATAATTGTAATTTACAAAGAAATTCAGCACTCCGTCTGTAATCTCATGATGCATGTCCGTCCCTCGTACCGGCCTGTCTGCATCCAAAGGCGTAATATTCTCCAACGCCCATAACATACGATCAGCTACATCGCGGCATTCACTATTCGGATTGTCCTCCGATTCCGGGAAATACTGTATACAAAATGGATTGTCCATCAAATACCGTTTGGATGGGAAATCTGTCTTGGATGGATTTAAGAGGGTAATAAAAAAGCAAGGCTCTTTCAAGTCCTGCTTTATTTCCTCTGTATAAATTTCATAATCATCCCCAAACTCTTGGTTCAGGGCAATTGCTATCCCGGCTATCACGTTGTTAATCATTGAATGCCCCTTTCAAAAATTCATAAAATTCTGCTTCTAACTGTTTTGGAGCAATTCTCTTTACATCATTTTCCGATTTTGCCATCATAAGTTTTCCCGGAACCCATGCTTTCTTTAATCGTTTTCCCAAGGCAGGAACATATCTTCCCGGAGTTTGTACATGTCCGTATTCAACATAACTTGCATATTCTATCGGATTCTTAATTTCAATTATGTATTGCTTTCCAGACTTTTTCACCTGTACTCCATTTACATATGCAAGTATTTCATCCATAGAAACTCTTCCGCCTTTCGCAGCCTCTTCTGGTGTTTTTGAAATCCACCCACGGCGTAAAACACCGCCTTTTCTTCCCGATGGATTTATCCTTTTAGTATACTGCTCACCTTTTTTATGCTTTTTACCGTCACGCTTTGCTGTTGCAGTGACCTCATAAGAATAATTTCCAACTGGAGTACGTTTAATAACATATGTAAGTAATCTGGCAGCAAGTTTCTTCGCACTTGCTTCACAAAACTGCTGCCGTTTTGCTTCATCCTCCAGTTTTTTAAGATTCTCCTGAAGCTTTACCAACTCCCGCATATCCACGCTTCCCATTCCCATCATGCATACCTCTCTGATAATTGCAACACAATCTCCTGATGCGTCGGATATACTGCTGCCACACTGCCGCATTTATAGTTTTGTGTCACACCAGCCTGTGTTACTGTAATCTTTGCTCCCGGCTTGATCTGCACGTCCGGAGATAAAAACAGCTTTGTGACCTGTGCCGTCTTTGCTGCTGATTCCGTCTGATCCACTGCACTGACACTGGAATATGATAAGCGGCAAGGTTCATCTTCCAATACCACAACATCTTTTTCCGTGGTAATCTTCGTTTTTGGATCTTTTGCTTTTTGATGCTCCATAACCGTGCATCTGCCATCATATGTGGCTTCTTGGGCTTTCCTTGCAAGTGCCTGTGCCTGTTTGATTGCATCCGCGATCATTTCCACGCCACCTTCCTGTATCTGTTTAGTGAGGACTTATAATTTTTCAGCACCGTGTCCTTGAAATTATTATCAACATACTGTTGGAAAGATGTAGAGGTATCTCCCTCAGAGATAGAAGAAACCGTTCCAACTGCTGCCGTCTCACTTCCAATATTCTCATTCCGGTACAGATCCATTGCCATGCGGTAGCCGGTATTCACAAGTCCATCCGGCATTTCCTCCACATGGCAATAATTCTTTATGATTTCCTCTACGTCCGCAATGACAAATTCAAGAATCACATCCTTGGAATCATCCTCAATTCCAAGAAGTGCCTTTAACTTTGCCAGCTCCATAGGCTACCCGATCTTGTGTTTGATAGCCACGATTCTAAGCTGCTTCGGCTCGTATACCGGCTTCCAGTTCTCTGCCATTGCAAGTTCTGCTCGCGTCGGAGTCTCCACATGCTCACGTTTCGCTCCGGTGTATGCGATTCCTCTCGGATGCAGGATAAACGCTTTACGGTTAATCAGATAATCCACACCGCCACCTGTCTTCTTGTCACGATCCATCTCAGTAGCTACATGACCGACCGGAGAACCATTACCATAGGCAACCGCTCCATTGCCAAAAAGATATGTTGTGTATACTCCATCTGCAACCGGGCAGCCATCATCCACGGTCACACGTCTTCCCTGGTAAGTATCAAATTCCACGTCAGTAGAATCACGCTCGGTCTCGATCAGATTCAACTTTTTCAGATAAGACTTGGTCGCAGAGTGCATTGCCACACCAGTAAGCTGTGACTGTGCATCTCCAAGCATCTGACACGCATCAATAAATGCGGATGCGCTGATCTGCTTTGCTGCATCTGTCTTTCCTGTGGACAGATCGAGAATATGATCCGCCATTCTGGTCTCCGCTTTCGGTGTTCCGCTTGGATCTGCCGTGGTGGTTCCGAACACACCCGCAAGAATCGCAATCAATTCTTTCTGCATATCGCGCGCCCAGTACTGTGCCACCAGATCACCGATCGCTTTCATCGGATCCGCTCCGGCAAGTGCTGCGGACAGATTCGTTGCTGCCCACATCTTCTGACGAAGGATTGTGGTGGATACATCTTTGTTTGAACCGATCTTCGCCGGTGTCATTTCTACATCCTCAAGCGTTGGCTCGGATTCTCCCTGTAAATCCTCAAAAAACGGCATGTTGTGTGTTCTTGCCGCTTCGGATGCAAGCATATCAAATTCCGGGCTGTTTACCACGATCCCCGACTGGAAAAACGCGGACAGCTCCATTGTTCTGTTGATTACATACCGGTTAAAAAGCTCCGGTACGATCACGTCTGCAATTTTTGTAATTGCCATAAATCATCTTCCTTTCATACTGTTATAATGTTACTCCGGCGGCTGCGGCCAGTGCCTTTGCCTGCTCCGGATTGGATTTTAAAAGCTCACCCTGTTTGGTCAGATTGAACGTCTCTTTTGCAAATGGGTTCGCAGTTCCTGCGCCGCCGGTGCCACCCTGTGGATGATACGGTGGCTTCGGCTGTTCCTGTTTGAACAGATGTGCCATTGTCTTATCTTCTTTGTACGGCTTTACTGCTTCCTCTACGCCGACCGGCTTACCCTCTTTGTCAAATGTGAACTTGTCAAGTCCACCAGCTTTGTAGATCAGATAATCCGGATCAAGTACGCCCTGCTTTGTAAGGGAATCTTTCAGCGCATAGGTCTTTGAGATCTGGTCATTGGCTGTCTGCTGATCTTTTAACTTCGTCTGCAGATCCGCAATGGTGTTCTGTAATGTCTCATTGTCTGCATTGTTCTTTTTCAGATCCCCGATTGTGGTATTAAGCGTTTTAATCTGACCGGCAAGATTCTCTTTTTCTGCCACGGCGGTATCATACTTACCTTTGTCAACATACTGACCAGATCCAAGGTCTGCGATTTTCACCTGCTTCTCCTTATTCTCCGGCTTTCCGTTATAGGCATTGACGGTATCAGACACCTGCTTATAGAGATCCTCGCCTAAAATGTCTTTTAAAAATTCCATAGTTTCCTTTCCTGCACCGTTTTTAAGCGTGGTGTCTCCACAGCAGTATGCAGTTTTGATGCCATGCATAAGGGCAAATTGCCGCAGTTTAAACGTCATAAGGCTTTCGGACAATATAAAAACAGGACTGCCGGAGAAACTTACTTAGCGTCACCTCTGCGCTGTTCGGTTCATAGATTTCCGGTTGCCCTGTTATTATTGATTTTGGGTATGAAAATACCACCATATCATTTCTGACTGGTGGTAACTTTCAATTTTACATTTCTATCATTTTCCGGATCAGTTCCAAATCAGTCACTTCAAGTGTTACTGTTCCTTCCAACGGATCCATATCTTCAAAGCGAAGTCCTGAGAAGATCAATCTTTCACAAGACTGCTCTCCCTGCACATCTCCGACTGCTTCATATACTTTTCCGGTATTAAATGTATCATCTGACTGATACTCAATATTCTGGCATAAAATAAAGGATGCATAGATTTTCTTTTCACCTTTGCATCTTCTCCCAAGGACAGGTGTCATACTCTGGTGCTCTGTGATCTCTATTTTCCCAGCAAATTGTGCAAGTGGAAATCGTCTGCCAGCTGTGATCACATTCAATGATGCGTTTTGAACATCTAATGTTTTTATAAGTTTCACCATACTATTACCCCTGCTTTTCTTCAAAATGCGGACATTTTACATTTTTTCCATTCCAAATTTCAGATGGAAGATTTTTGGGATAAGCATCACAATATTTTGAAAAATCGTTTCTTGAGCCTCTGTATTTACTGCAGTTCAAACATACGCAAAACAGATTCAGCTTATATCTATCTATTTCATATGGTTTATATTTGCTCATGACAATTACCGCCTTTCAAATCTAGGTTTGACATTATATAGTTCATACAATCTTTCCCAAGCAGCCTCTCCAAGTAATATGATCGCATCTTCTTTTTTCATTCCATGTTTCACTTCATCATAATATTTATCTTGTAATTCATATATAATTTCGTCATATGTATCACTAAATGTCTTGAAATCTGGAAGTTTTTCTACCTGTTCATTATATTCTAACACATATGTACCGTTTTCCCCACAGGTTCTGAAACTTTTGACTTTATAATTTACCAGCAGATACAGATCTTCTGGGGACGGCGGCGTACTCAATGGATGATTATGAGTAACATCTTTTCCTTTCATCATTTTAAGCTGATACTTCGTAAATTCTATAGTATCCTCATTTCCCAACTGGCAATTTACCGCTTTCCCATTGTCAAATATAACTCCAACCTCATGGTCGAACTTGCAGATTTCCGACTCGACCGTATCCACATTTTTACCCTTGAAATCATAATAGTTCGGGTTGCTTTTATTATTGTTTGTGATAATCCCCAACCGGTCTTTCGCTGCATTGTTACCATCTGCAAAAGAGGATTTCCACTCTTCATATGTCATATTGCCCGGTACATAATATGTTTTTCCATCTTCACCACGCGCTGCACGTTCTCCCGGCACTCCAAAATCATCTTCGAAGTATGGGCAGGTACACCCACGGCAGTTCGGATGGAACGGCGGAGCTGTCACACCAATTTCATACTGGCTCATTGGAAAATGTTGCCCGTCCATAGAACCACAAAGGCTGCATGTGAAACCATCCAATGTCTCTAACACCTCAAACTGCTCCACCCCAAGTTCTGCAAAACAATCCTTTTGCGCTGCATTGGAAAAGGCCGCCTGTTCTGTCATTACCAAGCGGCCCGCGTTCTGTTTTGATACATTCATCTTCCGTGCCAGGGCATCAATCGTCTTCTGCGGATCAGCCCCGGTAATTATGTTCTGTACCATGGTGGTGTTCAATTCATTGACCAGCTTCTGTTTGTTTGTCCAGATCCGGTCTGAAAACGTTTGCCCGTCTGCCGCCCAAGGCTTATGGACCACTGTATCAATCAACCGGTCATTCGGAGATGCAAAACTCCATCCGGTTCCAATCCCCTTCTGAATCTCATAGGCAGTATGGAGAAACCCAGATTGATAAACATCACGGATTGTAGAATCAACACTATCAAGCTGATTACCGAACATCACTTCCAATGACTGCTGCATTTGAAACTTCAATGCCTCCAGCCGATTGATGTGTACTTTTGCGGAAGCATTTTCCAGTTCCTTCATCCACTGTCCATTGATAGCATTTTCTTTTCCATACCGTATGTACTGCTCGACATCCCATTTCAGTTCATCCAATTCACTGGAATTTAATAACCGGCGTGCTTCCACAAGAGAAATCTCGTTATTTTTTGCAAAGCGCTGATACCACGCATTGATTTTCGCTTCCATCTGCCGCTGCGCTGCGAGATATTGCTTTTCGATATCTGCATAGCACTGCAGCCCTTGCTGATGCTGGGATTCCTCTATCTTCTTGAAGCGTTTTTTCCAATATACACCGTTTTTCATTCATCCTGCCCCGTATCGCCATCGTTGTTGTCCTGATTGTTATCTGTTTTATTCTGATTCGTAAATGCTCCCGAATACAGATCAGCTTTTTCCTGCGCTTCTTTTTCTTCTTTTTCGATCTGCTTCAATTCTTCATCTGCATCTTCCACAAGCGGATGATTTTTCAGAATCGTCTTTTTACTTACAATTCCTACGGAATCCTTGCAGATCTGCGCCTGCTCCGTATCATTCTTGATACAGGTACGGGTCCATGTCTGGATAATCGTACCACACTGAATGCCAAGCACTTTGCAGATTGCTCGCACCAACCGCGAAAACCCAAGCCGGAACTCTGTCTCCATCAATCCTACTTTCATTTCAAGAAGTGAGTACATGAACTTCAACGCCTCACCCGACTGATTGCCGAAGTTCTCTGGCTGCGGATCAAATCCCTGTCCCTGTTCGAAAATTGCCTTTCTTGTGGCTTCCAGCACACTGTTTCTTGCTTCAATCGGAATCTCAATGTTCAGCGTAGACACCGCACCGCCCTCATCTCCATCTACCTTAATGGTCTTGTACTTTTTTAAATCAGATAGGAATCCATTCAGATCTTCACCGCCATATCCAGACAGTACAAAGATCAGCTCCTGTATATCATCCAGATCATTGATAAAGCCGCTGTAAACCTTGTCATATACGTCTATCAGCGGCTTAATGTTGCGCAAATCATCTGTATGGATATTGTTGTTGTAAAACGGGATGAACGGTACTTCTCCGAAATCATGCCGGTAATCGGCAACCATATCACTGGTGGCTGGATCAACAAACATTTCATAGTATGTCAGCAGATTAAGTGTCTCGCCTGCTCTTCGCCGGAATGCCTGACACTCTTTATCCGTCCAGTATTCATATACCGTATAATTATCCCCAGTTGCATCGTCGATGTCCGGATACACTCGCATGGCTCCGATCAGCCTGCGTTTAAGGCTACGGTCAAACACCGGGATGATCTGCTCAGACGGAACAACTGCCCATTCAAAACCATTATCGCCCTGCCAGTAATGCACCCAGCCGATGGAAGTATTGGCAGCATTCACACACAATTTCATGCAGTTCTTTGCATACTCATCACCCAAGGTTTCCGTGATACGCTTATTGCTCGCCGTACTGCCTACATCGAACAACGGCGGTGCGGTAAACGCATAGGACGCTTTCTGGTTCACGATCAGACCATGAAAGTTCCGGGGAATCCGGTTGTCTGCATTACGCAGTGGATTGTCTGCTTCCTCTTTTTCCTTGTCTTTGGGTTTGTCCCGGAACAGGATGTCCGTCTCATTGCGGTAATAACGTTCTGCTATATCCGCACGCGTCACAAATGCCGCATGGCCGGGTTCATATTTTTTTATCAGTTGTTTCATTGTATCAATATCCATTGTTACCTCACTTCAAAATACCGATGCTTCCCGGCTTGCGAATAATTGTATAGCAGAAATATCGCAGTGCATCCATTGCATGATCGTGCTGTTTCACCGGTTTATCCTCGCCACGCTCCGATGCTTTCTGATCCCATATGTACGATCCAAATTCTTTAATTGTGTTCTGGCACTGATCACTGATTGCGATTTTTCCCTGATTCAACAAGGATGCCACAAATCGGATGCCATCCAGTACGTCATTTTTTGCTTTCTTGATTGCATAACCTCGTTTTTTCAATTCTGCTATGAACGATGCTGCGGACGGGTCAATGATGATCTTTACCGGTTTTATCCCGGCAAGCCATTGTTCCAGATCATCCGCATACTCGCTATCCGTTTTCTGCCTTTCTTCATCACGGCCGGAATAATAATACTCGCGACAGCATACCCATCGCCCGGAGCGCTCTTTACACCACAACAGGAATACAGTTGCATTCTGCGTACCATAGTCACACGACACATAATAGTTCGCATTGACCAGATTATTCAGACTGGAAAGCACATGCTTGGCAGTGTCGAACATATCGTAAATAATGCCCTCTGCCATCGCCCATAGCCCAAGGATGTACCGGCGGTAGAACACGCCTGTGTACATGCTGCGGTATCGCGCCTTGATTTTCTCCGACAGACTCAAGTTATCATCCATCGTGAAATGCAGATACAACAGATGCTTTTCTTCTCTCTTATCAATCCATTCTGTCTTAAACCAGTGATATGGTCCATCCGGATTGCAGTTGAACCAGTACTTAGAACCATCAACAGAACATCGTCCGGTTGCCTGGTTCACAAAACTTTCCGGCATCAGTGCAACTTCATCAAAAAAGACCCCAGCCAAGGTAATACCCTGAATGAGATCCTGTGATCTTTCATCCTTGCCGCCAAATATATAGAAATAGTTGGTCACATCTCCTTTTGTGATAATAACCAAATTATCAGCCCGATGATCTGCAACGGTATAACCGCGGCTATGGAGCATCATCTTTAATCCAGACAGTACATTTCTTCGAAAAGAACCGATTGTTTTTCCACACATGGCAAAATTCTCGCCATTAAATGAGCTCATCGCCCACATAACAAACGAAAGTGACATGCTCACTGTCTTTCCGGACCGGATAGCACCATCGGCGATAATGCCATCCTTATCTTTAACCGGAGAATCCTCGCACCACCAGTTCAATACTTTGCGCTGCTTCTTTGAAAATGGCTTGAACTTGAAAATCCGCTTAATCTTACTGATTCTCTTCATCGCCCCAGTCCTCCGCAGCCGTGCCGTTCAGAGCATCAAGGAACCCATCGTCTGCAATCTCCTCGCCATCGTCTGTCTGTACCTTGGCTTTCAGTAATGCAATCTCTGCTTTCTGCTTCTCGGTGGCAAGATCCATGTGATCTGTAAGCCACTGTAAGGCTTTCATCCGGTCAGCAAGTTTTACCTTTACGCCGTCCTTACCCTTGGATACTTCGGAAATGATCGTTCCGTCCACGTCCGCATCATTCTTGATATTGACATGGCTTACTGTGATGGTCTTTCGCTCTCCTGTGTCCAGGATCACATCCACATCCTCATTTCCAAACTCTACAAAGTCAGTCACATCTGCAAAAGCAATGTCCATGTACTTCTGGAATACATCGGATTCACTTAGGAACTCTCTGTTGAGACGGTCCTGTTTCAACCTATGGATTTCCTGTTTTACTCCATCTTTCTCCAACAAACGATAGCCTATGGATGCTGCAGTCGCATAATCAACACCGTACGCTTTCTGGTATGCCTTGGTAGCATTGAAACATCGGATGTAATGTATGCAAAAAAGCTGTTGCTTATCGGTCAATTCGGTATTCTGTATTACCTGCTTGACTTCATCAGCTACAGCCTTGTCCGTAACGTTCTTTTTGCTTTCCGAACGTTCGCTTTTCTTTTCCGAACGCTCGTTTTGTTGCTCGCTATCCCAATGGTATGTACTTTTCCATCTCCGAACTGTCCCGGCAGGAACCTCTAGTTGACTTGCAATCTCAACCAGCTTCATTCCACCCTTATACAGTTCTCGGGCTTTTTCTGCCTTTTGGTTCGGACTCCTTGCCAATAGTATCACCTGCCTGTTTCTTTTATAGGGAGAAGTGGGACATCCCTGTGTTTCATGATGCCCCAGTAGTCAAAAGACGAAAAAAGCGCAAGGGAAATCATTTCCTCTTACGCTCTTTCACGCTACAATCATACCACAGATAAGTGTATCATTGTGTATCATCTTTCATTTTTTTGATCAAAATCTCATAATATCCACCTGTCGGATTGAAATGTTTCAATGCCCTGGCATGAATTCGGTGAACCTGCGCCCACTGATATCCAAGCTTTACACAGATTTCTTCCCAACTTTGTCTCCGAAGGTATCTGTATGTCAATACTGCCTTTTCTGTCTCATCCTCTAAACGCTCAATATCTGCGAATATATCTGCATATAGATCTATGCGCTCATACCGTGCTTTAATAAGTTTCCTCTCCAACTCGTCCAGCTTTGCAGCATAGTCAGAGAGATCTTTCTGATCATGGGCATGTGGCATATCATCCATGACAAGTGCCGGTGCCATCTTATCTGCTCTTAACTGCTCAATTTCTTCCTCTATCCGGCGCGCGGCGCTGACCGCTGGTGTATATGATCGCAGATACTCCTTTTTCAGTTCGTTTTCTTTTTCCACGCTTCTCCCTCCCTGTTCAATTACTGTTCTATAGTAATTTTACCATTGGCATTCAGTGGATTTGTACCAATTTAGGGCATAAAAAAGAGAGGTCTCACTAAAGATAACCTCTCTTTCCAATATCTTATCATATCATCGAATTTTCTTTATGTAAAATCGCTTATTTAATTCAAACATCTTTACAACATTATTGTTGGCTAATCGCATCTTCTCCCTGTTAATTTCATAATCGTTCATCCTCATTTCATACCACTTTTCCGGACTAACGATTATTCCTGTGACATCATATTTTATCTGTGTGGCTAACAGTATATACATAGCAATTAATTCATACAAATTCCTATCAGCGACATTATCGCCAAAAAACATATTATCCTTTTGTATCTTGGAAATAAGCGCTATTGCATTTTCAGATCCATATGCATACACTTCATTCATAAAACCATCGAATTCTTTTGCTAATTCTTCGTTTTGACCCCCTGTTTCAATAATTGTTCCCAACAATTCTAATATACGCATTGGCATTGTTGCCATTTTATTCAAAGCGATTTCGTTCCTTTGCTTTAAGATCTCATTCTTAAAATCTCTTTTTACAGATCTATTAGTTGCAATGAATCCAATAATAGAAATCAAAGCGGGAATCATAGCTGATATTAATGCGGCTTTTATGGTATCACTCATTTCGTAAGAATTTTTCACAATTGGTATGAGAATATTCATTTAATTCACCTCTACTCATTTTAAAATATCGTCCACTTCTGGACCACCCTCTCTATGCAATCATACATTATAATTATAGCATTTTAGTCATACAATATAAAGCATTTCTACCACACCATCCTCAACTGCCCATTCTTCTCTTCCACGATCCGCCCCATCCGCTTCTCCATAATCTTTCTCACAATCCGCCGTCTCCGGTAGAAGCAATTCCTGCTGATCGGGAGAATACCGTGGTGTGCTTCCAACATATCATAGCTTGTCCCGATCACAATGGATTCTGTCAGATATTCCGCGATGAAGCTGTCTACCTGGTTGCAGATCTCGAATACTTCCTTTTCGTCCACTGGCATTCCCCCTTTCTATTTTTGCGCAAAAAAAACCAACCATCGTATTTGACGGTTGGTATAGTAATTACATATGCCTTTTATTTCCTTTTATTTTCTTTTGTTTTTTTCTATTATATCTATCAATTATATCGCATGAAAGTTTTTTTACATTTTCAATATCATCAACTTCATCAATCACTTTCGCATCAAGTAGCGTATCGATATACCAATCTAGAAGTTGTGGCGCGCATTTTTTACATATTCCAGCGTGAATTTGTTGTGACGCCCACATTCCACCTTCTTTAATTTTCTCTCCACACATCAAACAAACGGAAGCTTCATCTTTGTATTTTGGCGGAATGCCTGGTTCCTCGGTTAAAATTTCACTCAAAAAAGCCATTCAAATTTTCTCCTCTCTGGTAAGCAAGCAATATAAATTATAATAAGTCCACTCTGTATTTTGAAATGCGCAACACACTATACGCATTGTGAATGAATTCAATTTGATACAACAACTCCATTTTTTCAAACAAACTAACAACGTCATCCTTGCTCAGCTTTGTTGTATGTTGGCTTATTACTTTTTGAACTCCCGCACCAACTTGAACAGTAATATTAAACCTTTCCCATCCATCCTTTGAATAACATATTATCTCATCCTCGTCCTCATCAGTACCCCAGTCAGAAATCTTTCTAGTGTGCAGTGTTCTTGATGTAAAAGGAATAGTTGTTTTATTTGCAAGTGAATATTCATCGATCTTATACTTGTCAAAATTTTCTTCACATTCTTTTGTTGCTGATTCAACTATTTTTTTAACAGCATCCTTTGTCATTATGAAATTCCCCCAATCTTTTGTGATAAAGGAATTATACTACATCAATCGTCAATATTCAATTATCAATGTTCAAATTTTTCGACAAATCTATCGTCGCACCATCATGGCGTATTCCAAGCGAATCATTTTCGCTACATCCGCATATACTAAATAGCAGGAGGTTCTATATGCTCGCTTGGATTTGTTATCTAATACTAAAATTTGCAGACTAGACAAACCGTAACTGTCCGGTCTGTTCTGCTTTAATCTTCATATTTGGTGTACGCTCTGCCTTACACAGTTCCGGCAAGTTCGCCTTAACCAATGCTGCAGGTATCGGCGGGCAAACTGCGTTACCGCATCTGCGTACCTGTTCACTTCTCGGATATGTCTTTCCAATGTAGTCATGGTCGATTATGTAATCCTCCGGAAATCCCTGACACCCATATAACTCCCTTGGTTCCAACATCCGCAGTCCGATGTCTACAATCTGATAATCCACACCCTCGATTGTCACAAGCCCGAATCTGTCACGCGCGGTTACCGTATCAAGAGGATCCTTGACATCCTGTCCTGTTCCCTGACTATAGTACTTAATCAGAAATGCTCTAACCTCTCCAAAATGCCCGGCTGATGTTGTGATTGTGTGTAACGGCTCTCTCTCGTCTTGTCCTATTCCCGATTTATAGAACTTGCTCAAAAATGATGTAACCAATCCGTATCGGTTCGAACCATCCACGGTCATAATCGGATCTTTAATTGTCTGTCCTCTGACTTCTCCCTGCGCCGTCTCGGAATGATGTTGAATCAGGGTTGGACTGATAAGGCAATGTTCATTCTTGCTCACAATCGTTGTAAGCGGTTCCCGTACATCCTTACTCCGGTCTTTTGTAAAACCGGTCTGACCAATCTGAACCATGTACGGTTCTACAATTCCATATCCGTGTTTTCCTGTAATGGTTGGCATTGGTTCACGGATATCGTTCGGTCTACGCTCACCACCATGATTACACTGAATGATAAAAGGCTCTGGATTATCCAACACAAATTTCTTCAACCCTCTCGCAATTCTATCCATCGTCTTTTGTGCCAATGGGCGTACCGCCCGGATCCCGTACTTTTCCTTGATCTCCTCGGATGTATCAAAGATACTCGGACAGGGCAAGGAAAAATCCAACTGTGTGTATGCTCCAACATACGGTTTGAGAAGTCCTGCTTTGACAGCTTCACTGTCTGCCGGTGCGTGTGTTGGCTCTGGCCAGACAATTGACCTGCTGTCGCACCGCGCGATCATAAAGAATCTCTTGCGCATAGTCGGTGCGCCGTAATCCGCTGCTACCAACTCTTTAAACTGTACCTCGTAGCCTAAATTGGTAAGTTGTTGCACGAACTTTGTAAAGGTCTTTCCCTGCTTGCTCTTAATTGGGTGATGCTTCCGGTTTAACGGTCCCCATGTCTTAAATTCTTCCACATTCTCAAGCATGATTACTCTTGGTCTTACAAGTCCAGCCCAGCGTAATGCTACCCATGCAAGACCACGGATATTCTTATCCTTTGGCTTTCCTCCTTTCGCCTTTGAAAAGTGCTTGCAGTCCGGCGAGAACCAGGCAAGTCCGACAGGATGCCCATTGCATGCCTTGACCGGATCAACCACCCACACATTTTCACAGTAATGCTTTGTGTTCGGATGGTTCGCTCTATGCATTTTTATAGCTTCCGGATCATGGTTGATCGCAATATCCACGCTATATCCGGTTGCAAGTTCTATCCCGGTGGAAGCTCCTCCGCCCCCTGCGAAATTATCTACTATCAATTCTCCGTTTATCACCAATCTACACCTCGCTCTCACTTCTCAAATACTTCATATATCCCATTGACTGATTCAGCACATACACCGACACCGCATTTGTGATTCTGCCTACCACTTCTGCATCATCCTTGTACATCTTGTAAGCATCTCTTACAACTTCGCCTATCTGCGCATACTGTGCTTGTCCTTGGCTGTTAATCCATGCAGTGAGATCCTTTACTTGTCCGCTTTTTATCTTGGATTTTAGATAGTCCGTTAGTTCAATCTGACCGTCACACTCATAATTGCCTAAATTTTTCATTTTCTCAAAGGAACCCGATATATCGTTGCCCCGGCCGGAGGTTCGGCTCCTTTCTATAGTTGTAGATTTATTTTTACTGTTGTATAATAATAGCAAGCTTTAATTTATAGGAGGTAATTATGTCTAGCTTTCAATGTCCGTTTTGCTCATCTTCTATGGCAATCTCTGATGATACATTATGTAAACGAAATGTAAGTTTCGAGTCCTCGGACGGATATGAGTATTCACCCGGTGGGGCGGAAAACACTTATTCAAACATAGAACTTAGTTTTTATAAATGTCCTAATTGCAATCGATATACTGTTTTTGCGAAAGGAGTGGGACCATCCGTTAAAGATATCAACACTATTCTTAAGCCCCAATCACTGGCAAAACAATTTCCAGATTACATACCAGAAGCAATTCGTCAAGATTATGAAGAGGCATGTGCCATCGTCAATTTAAGTCCAAAGGCATCTGCGACATTGTCGCGACGTTGTCTCCAAGGAATGATTCGTGACTTTTGGGGTATAAAAGAAACCAATCTTTCAAAAGCTATTGGAGAACTTGAAGATAAAATACCAGCCACACAATGGCGTGTAATTGACGGTGTTCGTCGCATTGGTAATATCGGTGCCCACATGGAAAAGGATATTAACTTAATTGTTGATATAGATCCAGATGAGGCGCAAAAGCTTATCCAACTTATAGAGCATCTTCTTGAACAATGGTATATCAGCCGTCATGAACAAGAGCTTCTCTATGCTGATATAATAGGCATTGATGAAACCAAACAATCAGCACGTAAGAAAACGGAGTAGGAAACTACTCTGTTTCTTTTGTGCACGGATCATTCTCAGCCAATAGCACTCCTTCAAAACTCCAATATTGTTTTACCTCTCTGCACTTATCCTTCTCGTTTAATCCACTTCCCCTAAGTGATTTTGTCTCAATCACCTGAATAACTCTTGCGCCATCAGTTCCTCTTGGTCTTGCACCTGTTTCCATATTTGTAATCTCCTTCCTTTACATAAAATCTTCTAGGCTCATCTGTCCCTTGCAATTACCACCGATGGTTGTCGGATCCCATCCGACACCGATATAGTCCAGCACTTTCGCCCATCCATAATCATTCCCGTCCTTGTCCTTACACATGTGGAACATCAGATAATCCCACTCTTTCGGGTTACTCTCATACAACAGATCAAACCGATGCGGTCGTTTCTCCATGTGGATTCCGAAACCGCACATACTGCATCCGGTACGCTGCGCTTTTGTTGTATACAATGTACCATCTGGCTTTTTCTCAATCGTACCGTAAATCTCCGGTATCAAAGATTCCGGCATCTGAAAATCTTCTGTTATTATCCCATCCTTGATTCCAGCAGCACGATACTTCTCTTTTAATCCGTTCTTCCAGAGATCATCCATCTCCAAGGCAAGTGTAAGAATGTCCTGCCGGTGGAATATTGCAAATGGTGCTGATCTGATCGTGGATGCCCCGAAGTAGTTGCAACCATTCATCCGTAGGCTCTTGGCACGTCTGCCACCCTCGGATGCCATCAGTCCCAAATATGGCACACTGTTATGTTCCTTTCCCCAGTCATCACAATTCTTTTCCTTAAGGTAATAGCAACATTTCGCTGATACCAGAAAATCCGGCTTTTGAAAGTCACATCCTTCGGTTTCATTTTCGTATCCACCGAACAGCTTTAACCACCGCTGATTAAGCTGCATCTTCGAATTCTTCTGCCAGCCGCCGTATTCCCCGGTCTCTCCCGTTATGATCGCGTGTCTGACTGTCTTATTCTTTTCCGTTGGATTCTGCAGCAACTCGATTTTCCCGGCGATTTCCTTAGATATGACCGGAAAGCCGAATTCCTGTATAACTTTTGGTTTCGTCCATCTGGTCCCATCATCCCGCATGAGTGGCGGCACATTTATAATTCCGATTGCTTTATGCACCCTCTGGATGCTTCGATCTTCCAAAGTTGATGCGGATACTCCCGGAACATCAATCCTGCAGACCTCATGGAGAAATATGTATAAAATGATACTATCCAGACCTCCAACGGATACATGGCAGTTCAATTCTCTACGATCACATTCTGATCTGAACTCTTCCGCTCTGATCTGTGCATATTTTCTTTTAAAACTGTAATCCTGCTTTTCTTTTTGCATGAATGAAGCAATCTTCTCATAAGCTCCAAGTCGCTTCATCCTATCTTGTACTGATTCCATTTGTTTTTGGAGTAAAGAGCTCTTTAACGCTGGCCAGCAAACCTCTTACTCCTTTCGACTTATTTTTTCTTTTTCCTTTTCTGCTTAAACTTAAAAACATCATTTTTCTGACGGCTTACCATGCTACGATAGCCGTTCATTTTACTGGCTCTGCTTTTTCCCATCTATTCCACCGCCTTCCACGATTTTAATTGCGTCTGTAAGTTCCACTACTGGCATTGTTCCAAGTCTTTCCGCTTCGTCTGCATTACTGTATGCTTCCAACTGCTCTACAACCTTGTCCACATCGTATGCAACCTGCTGTTCTCTAATCATTCTACGGACATTCGAGTTCATCAATTCGTTCACCCTCCTGTTCCATGCTTTAGTCTCTATTCTCTCTGCGGCACTATAAGACCCCGCCCATGTACCACCGCTTCTTCCGTAACAACCATTGCAGATAACTTGCGCCCAAAACCCTTTATTTTCTCCAGGTATGCGTTCGTAATTCAAACTTGCTTTTCCACCACAAAATGGGCATGGTTTAAGTTCTTCGCTCATTCTCCATTCTCCTTTCTTTTGCCCTTCAAAAAAATGTGTACGGCTAGTGCCACATAACCCAAAATAATCAAGATTCCTATAAATTCACTTGGAAGGATTTGCATATAGTCGCACATAAAAACAAGCATCATGTAATTCATGTATACGAGATATGTCATCCTACACCTCCAACAATTCCGGATGTTCAATCGCATTTCCAAGCACTTTACATTCCCCGCCAAGGACTTCCCAGCTTTCAGCAGATAATCTGTTTGTCACTTGGAAAGACAATGTTTCTTCATCCCACAAAACTTCACCGGCACAATCTGCTTCTGCATATCCGCTTTCTGTGCTATATGTGTCAAGATAAACAATTACATCGTGTTCAAATATCAATTTCTCATCTCGATCTGTCCGTCCAGTGCACCGGCAGATAGTAGATGCATCTACAACACAACGACAGAAGAAACCCAAACTATCCTTTGCGTAGAAATAATAACTTTCGTTGCCCTTTTTCATGCAAAATGGGTATGACAGATATCCTTCCACCCATTCACCATTGTCGATCCGCTTGCCACGGAATAAGTATCTATCTTCCATCATTTTTCCTTTCGTTCATCTTTTTCAGTTCTTCGCTGATATCTTTTAGGTCGCAATCAATATTAACCAGCCGACCCCATATAAATAAGGTTGATAATGCAAGCAAAACTCCCATTTCTACACATCCTCACTTTCTTTATACGGCTCCGGCATTGGCATCCATGCAATTACATCCTCGATCCAATCATGTCCGCTATCCAATGCGAATCCATCATCCACGATGCAAGTATCAGCCCACACATACTTTCCGTCTGTCACAATAATTTCCTGATCGTCATCCGGCATCTTACAATCAAGATAATATACAATGTCTTCAGAAAAACATCCTTCTTCTCGTTCTTCCTCTGTTATTACATGATATTTAACCGGAATCCACCCAGCATCGTTCTGTGGCATCAGAATCGACTTTACCCAGCCGACCACATCAATTTTCCGTTTCCGGCAATACTCCATCATGCTTTCGCTTGTAACATCTTCGTTATCATCGTCCTGCCACGCGACATGCTTGTTTACTGTTTTGGTGTAATAGTTCGTGATCTGCTTAAATGTCAGATCAAATTTGTCATACAGTGCAAGGGCAAATATAAATCCCATATGGTTCGCAATATTATCCCCAAGGCGTGCCTTTGCAAGTTCCCTTCTGTATACGCTCATCGGTATCAGTTGCTCCCTTTGTGTTACTCCGTGCATTACTTCTCCTCTCTGTGCCGCCCTTTAACGCATGTGTTCCAAAATATACAGCCTGGATCGCAAACCTTCGTCTTGTCACCATAGCTACACATCCGTCCACTGCCATAGTAAGTAGGCTCTGCCTTAAATTTCTTGTACGCTTTCGGGTCCCGGTGCTCCGGCTTAGAATCCTCATAGCCCTGGATCTGCCCGATCAGCTTTATATTTTCTCGCTCTAGGCGCTTTTCTTTGCTTGTTCTCTGTATTTCTCTCACCTCTCTGGGTGGTGGGGCGATTGCCGCCCCGATGTTGGCAAGTTAAGATCATGGCCTGTGATAACTATAATTCCGCACTTGCAATGGTTTCTTTTGCTTTCGCTGGTGTTTCAACCGTCCATCAGCTTCCGGATCATGTCCTCCTGATGCAGCTCTGCGATATGATCCCGCACGCTTTCTTCCGGGAATGCGATCTGGTAGGTTCGCTCCTTGATCCGGTTCGTGATGCGGTCATCATACTGCAGCGTTTCCAGAGATTCATTACTTGTGAAAATCGTCACTTTCCGGTTTATATAACGCTCATTGATGATCTGGTACAGCTTGTCATTGATCCAGTCTGCCGGCCGTTCCACTCCGAAATCATCAATGACCAGGATATCTGTGGTGCAGAGTGCATCCAGCAAACGGCTCTCACTGTATTCCGCGTCCCGCCGCCATGTATTCTTGATTTCCTGCAGGATGGTCAGTGATACCGCAAATTTGACTGCGTAGCTTTTCATCAGCTCGTTTGCAATCCCTGCCGCAATCCTTGTTTTCCCACTGCCCTTTGTCCGGGACCAGATAAACAGTCCCATCCCCTGCTCCCTCTGGTTCTCAAAATCCCCGAGGTACGCTTTTATGATCCGGCAGGCATCCGACACTTTCTTCCTGCTGTCCCGCTCCCGGTACACATCCATCCGAAATGTTTTCAGTTCCATTCCCCTGAATGCTTCCGGGATATCCGCAAACCGCAGCCGCCGCAACATGATCGCACGCTCCCGGCACTTACACGGCACGGCTGTTTCAATACCGTCCTTTTCGGTCAGAATCCATTCGCTGCCCTTGCAGACTGGGCACACATCAGAACCCTTCGAAACATCCGGAACATCCGCGTTCTTCAAGCAGTTCGTTGAGCGATTTTTCACGCGCTCCAGTATTTCGTTGATCATGTTTTTCATCTGCTGGTCCATCATCCACTCCTTCCAGGTATTGCATAAACAGGTTTTCTTTCAAAAAGTTCTCCGGGTTCTTGATGTACCGGGCTGGTGTCTTTTTCCGCTGGCAGGCAATAGCATAATTCTCTGCCGCTGCAATCAGGCCAGCTTCCGACACTCCGGCATCAACCGCATTGCAGTATTCCGTCTCTGCCAGATAACCAATGCAGGTTTTCGGATAGGCTGCGGCAAAATCTGCAAACCGTTCCACGGGGGATATAGGGGGTGTGTTTCTTTCCTTCTTCCCTTCTTTCTTTTCTTCTATTGTTGTCGTTTGAATGTCGTTAGAATGTCGGTTGCCTGTCGGTTGCCTGTCATTTTGCTTGTCGGTTGTCTGGTACAAATCGTACTTAACCACTGTAAATACAGTAAATTTATTTGTCGTTTTGCTTGTCACTTCGCCTGTCTTTTTCAGATGTGAAATTGCGGTGCGGATTTCGCGCTCCGTAAGCCCTGTTTCGCCCGACAGCTTCCCGATGGATGAGACAAACGATCCACGTGGAACCGTTGTCCCTTTGAAATTTCCATCCTTCCAGTTGGCTTTCAGAAGCATATGGATAAACAGCCGGGTTGTATTGATATCTGTGTACCATTCCCATTCCAGTAGCCCGCGGCTCAGCTTTATGTAGTTGCCATCCAATCACTCCACCTCCCGAATCAGGACTTCTCGCCACCTTTCAAATGTCATTTTCATTCCGCCTTCACAACAATTCCATACACCTTATACATCTGCCGGAACCGGATCACTCCCATCTGGTGAGCAATCGTATGGTGCTCCCTGCACAGGCAGATCTTCTTATAACCCGAATCATCCACCTTCCGGCGGTTATTTCCCATACCGATTGCATCTTCATGATGGATTTCCCCATCCTTGCCGCAGATGGCACACTTTTTATGCATTAGGCAGTAATACAGATACCGCCCGATATCATCCGTCCGGTCAATCGCATTGTCTGAAAGTGGGATTCCCCACTCTAAAGCAAATTCCAAGATCGTATTGATAAACTCCCGCGCGGTATCCATCGAACAGTTAGAAAGGCTGAAATAAGCATCTCCTGTACGGATCATATGCTCATACTTCATCCGTTCCTTCATTTCTTCCGGTGGATAGCCTGTCCAGTCTGCAATATCCCGGATCGTTGCATATGCTTTCTTCCTCTGCTCCGCAGAGATATGCCGCCCATCATCAAAGCGGATCTCTGCATTCTTGATCTTCTTTCTCTGGAGCAGACCACCAAGTTTCATTCCCGGAACGGAAACAACAAGATCTGTTCCATCACTGTTTTCCCGGTACTGCTTCACATCTACCATCGTATACATCAGTCATCACCATACTTCGATTTCAGACTGTTCAGCATTGTACCAACATCTTCTGCTGATAAACTGTCCCAAGTCTTTCCGTTGCTCGTGATCCAGTATTCAAGATTCACCTTATGTTTGATGCACAGGTCTTTCAGTATCTTAATATTTGCCGGGCTCGGCTTCTCCTCATTACGAGGAATGATGTTGTTAAAAGGCTGCATTTCTTCTTTGAGCCACAGGTTAAATCCAAGCCCCGTATGAATTGCCACACACTTTACAAAGGACCGGCACATACTGTTCCATACCCTCTGCTGGCTCATGGAATTATCCTTGACCGGATTGGAGCCATTCATCACCGGCGACTGCATTTCATACTCATTTTCATCAATTACAACTTTAATTCGTGTCTCATAACATCGATTTGTATTTCCTTTACTATCTGTGAAATCTTTTGAAACCATGCGCAAAGAACTTCCCGTTCCCTCATCCGAAATCGGCACCCAGTAAACTTTCTTTGCACCATTCCCATGCAGCAGATCAATACATTTCGCCCAATTGAGATACGTCATTCCATCCCGTTCCTGGCAATATGGAGTTACGTCAATTTTGCGCATTTCTTCCCACGATTTAAGTGCCATACATCATATCCTCCAACTTCATTTCCATCTGTCCATCCCTGCCACTTCTATATGCTGCAAGGATGTTTTTATTGTTCTCCTTTTTCTTTTCCAGGCAGTCACATGATTCACCCGGATCAAGATGTGCCCCACAATAGGGGCAGGGTCTGTAATACATCACACCACCTTCCGGAAGCATGAAACCATACAATCTTCACAGTAGATTTCTCCGCCAACGTCATAACAATAATCATCCTGAATATGATCCCCACAGCAGACGCACACCGGCCGTTGTTCCAGCAATTTGTCCTGCTCATCCTCATGCATCCGGAAGAAATCATAATTATCCGGGATCGTTTCCATTGTCGGCTCCTTCCTGCAGCAGATCATAAATTGCCTTTGCTTCACCTTTTTGCAGCAGGTCATAGATCCAGTCCGCTGTCTCATCATCCTGTCCGTCTATCAGTGCCGCATAGATCTGCTCCATCGGCTCGTCCATAAGCGGACACGCTGCTTCAGTGTAAATAAATGATCCTGCATTGTTCAGAATCTTTTCTGCGTCCTTGCAGTGCAAATACGCACTTACAAGGGATTCAATTTGACTTAAATTCATATTTTCCACTTGCACATCCGGCATTTATCCTCTAAAATAAAAGAGAATTATTGATCTACGCCACTTGCGTAGATGATTTTTGGAGATGGAATCATTGCTTTGGTCGGCTGTCTGATTCCATCTTTTTTATTTCCACATCCAACACTTCCTTGAAATCCCCATCATTTTTCTTTTCCTTTCGCGGGTACGTGAGATTCGAAGCTTTATTCGGATATTGCGGATACATACGCTTTATTCCACTGATGTGCATTTTTCTCCTTTCAACTGGCTTTCCGTAGCTGCTGTACGCGACGCTCGGTTTCCCGGCGTTCTTTTTCAAGTCTCTCTGATGCATACGCTGCAAACGAAATCACTCCACCAGCAACCACCATACCTGCCGCAATAATCCATCCGATTCCTTCCGAGTCCATAGCAGTTGCACCAAACATCATAATTGCGACTCCTATTTCAAAAGCTCTTTGTTTCATGTTTTCTCCTTTATAGCTTGTCCGCACAGCCACCGCAGTGGCTACTCTACACGCTTATAACCTGCGCCAAGCGCAAACTTGTCACACAACTCATCAATTTTGTTCTGAGGTATATCCTTGGGATCAATTTGTTTCCATTCACCGGTTTTAGAATCGATCACAAAGGTTCTGTATGTAGCTTTCTTTGGATATCTTGCCATAAGCCCACCTCCTGTTAATAGGTTATTAACTGTGCCTGTACGCGGTTCTTAATTTTCTGAATCTTCCATTTGTGATATAATCTCCTTACAGGACGTTGCCGCGTCCGAGTATTATGAAAGGAGATATTCCGGATGATCAAAATAATTGATGTAAATTGTCCTTATACCAAACGATCCCAACAGATATCGGTCGACTATTGTTATGTACCTGTTATGGGAACTCTACAGAAAAACTACAAGAAAATGTCGTATGAATGTCCCATGTGTGATGAATGTCCACCTGATTTAAAAGATCAATATGGTGGATGTTCCGCGTATAACAGTCTTCCTGTTGCTATCCACGATTAGTGTCCCCTGCATTGCACACCGATATTTTTACGCTTGACTGGCTTATGATCGGATCAAGGTTTTTGAGCCAGTCAAAATCTTTACATCTTCCTGCTTCCCATATCTTACAGTTACTCCCGCACACTTTTCCCAGATCCGCGATCTCTCCGTTTGTCGATTGTGCCAAAAACTCTCTAATGTGCTGTGTTGTGCAATCCATAGCTAACTGGACCTCATTCGTTGATGGCGATTTCTGTTCGTCTGTGTATGTCTCCTTCATATGCATTCGTCTTATTGCTGACATGCGTTCTTGAACCCTCTGACTCAAACAGTCAGCAATTATTGAAGGATGTATAATACATTTCTGCTGGCTTTGAACTTGCTTTTCAAGGTCAGCAATTCTTTTTTCAAGCACCTTCCATCTTTTTCTTGAAATCCACACTCTCTCATCTCCCCTCTGACTTGTCTTTTTCTTCTCCCTCTTCTATAATTGCTTTATCAGCATTATGCTGAAATACAAACGAAAGGAGAATCTTATATGATTTATACTGATGATATTTGCAAATTTCACGCTATCATCACTGATTTGAAAAATTCTGGGGTTTCCGTCCACCTTTATGGAAACTCTACAGAATGTTTCTCTGGTGCATACGCTGGATTCGATACACCACCCAATAATACCTTGGCAATCCACATTGTTGCTCTTACATCTGTTGGCACTATATATTGCAACAGTTACACAAAATTAAAAGAGCAAGAAGTTGTTGAAAATGCAAAACAATTATATGACCAGCTTTCCGTAACAAATGCCCAAGTATCCTACTCCCAGGATTCTGGTACAGTTACAATCAAATAATTGCATGCGGCATGGTTAATGCTGTGCCGCTAATATTTTTAATGCGTCCAATCTAACTTTCACATCGCATGTTTCATAGAAAATCCGAAGCGCTTCATTTGTAATAAACAATGTCTGATCTTGTGTAAAACGTTTTGACATATCATCAAATGATTCCTTCCTTATGATTGGCATTTTCTCACTCTCCCTTCTTATGCAATTTGTTCGCATCCTTATTCTTCTCGTTGCTGCTGTTCACTTTTCCCAACCGACATGATATAATTCCTTTATCAAATCTTTGGAGGCTTAGTATGGATAACAGCTTACATAACCTAATCATGGACTCTTGTATGGATGAATCCGTAAAAATAAATCAGCATCTCGACTTACTTGCCGAAGAAAATAGCGCGTCTTTGCGCCGCCAGATAGCAGCATTAGAAGATATTTCTAACCATACAAAAGATCAAGCAAATTCTTTAAAAGAGCATGTTGACCTATTAACTGAACAAGTCAACATCGCACACCAAAACGCTATTGATGCTAAAAAAGATGCTATTTTCTCTCGTGTAATATCTATCATCTCCTTGCTTATTAGTTTTCTGGCATTTATTTTTTCAATAATATAGCCACTACAAATGCAATCATAGAAACTACTAAGGATAGATATGATAAGAACCAAGTTGGAATATTATCAAACCACTTGATAAAAGACTCTATAACTTTTTTGATGATCTTCACGTTCTCACTCTCCTTTCTGTTGTTGAAGCAGCTCCTCATCTTCAACCCGGAATACTTGAACAGGCTTATAAATTCCATCCTTATTCTCTGAATAAAACACTGTCTGATGTGTTTTCCGGAAATACTTGTTGTAAATCGGAATAAGTTCATTCAGCATATCTATTGATACCTGTATCTGTTCTTCCGACATCTCTGTAATTTTCTTTGGTGCTTCACCAGTTCTGTAGCTTCTTATATATGGTTTTCTATCTTGTCCGTGACAATCAAATGCTGAATCCATATAAAAATTATCCGAAGGACGGTGAAGCAACTTAGCCAGTTTCACAAACTCAACCCACGAAGCCTCACACGAAGAATATGCATAATCAAAAATTGGTTCATCACATTTTACATTCCTAACATGCGATATCGGGGTTTCTGATACTCTGCTTCGAAGGTCCTTGGGAGGATTGCTGATTCCATCAACCTTGCTCTGTAACCGTCTAATCTGCTCTTTTAATTCTAGATACTCTTTTTCAGATATCTCCACTCTCTCATCTCCCTTCCTATTTTTTATCCGGCATGCGCGGCTTCAGAAAATAATCTGTATTTAAACCTAACACATAGCAAATCGCCGAATACTCTTCAAATGTCATTCTCCTTTTTCCATTTAACGCCATGTTCAACTTGACTAAATTTATATCAGCCTCTCTTCCAACATGTGCTTGAGAAATTCCATTTGTGTCCAAATACTCTTTGATCTTCATTCCAACTTCCAAGTTCGAAGCCCCTCCTTCCTTGTCGATATTTTCGAAGTTGCTATTATACTACTACGATTATTTCGAAGTGTCAATATGTTTTTTCGATTTTCTCGGAATTTTTATTTACAAATTCGAAATGCGATGATATACTTGCTTATATAAATGAAGGAGGTGATTTTAGTGACATTTGGAGAAAAATTACGACAATCGCGAAATGCCAAAGGAATGACTCAAAAGGAATTAGCTACACAAGTTGGTGCAAAGCACAACTCCATCAGTGATTGGGAAAATGACAAAAACAGACCCAATCCAGATACAATTGAATTGCTATGTGGAGTATTGGGAATCACGCCAAATTATCTTTTAAACGCATCAGATGATGACTTCTCTTTACCAGAAAAGAACATGATCAAAAAGTATCGCGCTCTTAATAGTGATAGTCAAAAATATGTAACTGAAGTTATTGACAGAGAATACCGTCGAGATTCCAGACTTGTAGAAGGGCAAATATCACTTATTCCAGAAAATGGATATATTCAAATTTATAAGAATGGTAAGTGGCAAGATTATATGAAAACAGATGATTTTTTTGCACTTCCTAACGCAGCTCATCACATTGCTAATTCATCCAGCGATGATCAGAAGCACGATGACGGAATTATGAATGGGGATAAATTCTAACAGCCCTTTTTATAGGACATTATTTTCTGTAAGATTACTTTGAGGTGATATATTTGCTTACATACAATGATTTACTAATAGAAGCAGACAATAATTGCTTAATCACAAAAGAAAAACCACTCCGAGCCAATAAAGGACGGATAAAAGGTAATCGTATTGCAATCAAAGAAGATATGATTGAAACTGAAAAGAAATGTGTCCTTGCGGAGGAATTGGGACACCACTACACCACTATCGGAAACATTTTGGATCAAACAGATACTGCCAATCGTAAGCAAGAACGGCACGCCCGGATCTGGGCATACCACAAACTGCTCTCTCTTAATGATCTAATCGATTCGTATAAATGTGGATGCCAGAACCAATTCGAAATTGCCGATCATTTAAATGTCACAGAAGAATTTCTTATAGATTGCCTAAGCTACTATAAGGAAAAGTATGGATTATGTACAAAACAAGATAACTATTTGATATATTTCGAGCCACTGGGAGTGCTTGAATTATATAAATAAATTTATAGGAGGATTTACCGTTATGAAAATGCAAACGTCAGTATCACAACCACCAGTCACTCAAAAAAGAGGACACGGATGCCTAACTGTTGTATTAGTTTTTATTGCAATGGTAACAATTATTGGAGTAGCGATAAACAAAATAGATGTACAAACTTCATCTACTACATCTGGAAAATACATTGCAGAACTAAATGAAAGTCAAGCAAAATCGATAGATAAAATTTTAGTCCAGTGTGAAGTTGCTCCTGTACTTAAAATTACACACGATGAATTATTGGATAATGCTCATAAAAAAGGCGAAACAGGTTATCGAATTACCACCCAATACGCAGATAATGTGATTTTGTACTTAAATAAAGATAAAACCGTTAACCTTATCAAATACGCTGACCATAATTTATATGCCAAAGGTAACGTAAAAGCCAGCTTACAAAATTATATAATTGATATGGATGAAGTAAATAAGTTGATGATCCAATGTGAAGATACTGTAAAAAGCATACTAAAATCTCCGTCAACTGCTAAATTCCCAAATTACACAGAATGGGGATTCACTCAAAAAAAGAAAGAGGTATATTTAGTTTCCGGCTACGTTGATGCCCAAAATAGTTTTGGTGCTGAGAATCGTTCTAACTTTTCATTCAAAATCAAAAAAGGCTCCATTGTTTCTTTCGTATTTGACGGTCAAGAAATGATAAAATAGATAAACAATCAAACTAAACCTCTCTGGTGCTCCCAACACTAGAGCAGCCACCTTGACAATATAATACACTTACCCGGGAAGCCGAGGAACGGTTGCATCTACTCCGAGCCTGTGAAGGGGGATGATGCCGATGGTTACATATTCTGATCTATTCACATTTGTGATAATGATATGTGCTATTGTTACACTAGTTTGTAATTTCAGACATAAAAAATAACCGTCCAGCTCCTGAGAAAAGTTGACGGTTATTTTCCATTGATTTTTCGCCGGAGTAGATAGCTGACACCTATCTATCGGCTTTCCTGTTAAGTGTATTATATGTCATACATACATTTTTGTCAATTTAAAACCGCCCTGCTCTACCAAAGCAAGGCGGTAAGCTCCCGAATGATACGAAAGCCCTAAGCAAGCATATTGTATCATTCTCGGAGCAGCTTCGCAAGCGGAACACCCGTTTGACGCAGGCTGTTATTTTTGTACCCAAAAACCAATACAATATAGAGAAAGAGGTGCATATGCTATGAAAGAAAAGGTTTCTGAACGCAAAACCGGCGCGATCTACATCCGTGTATCCACCGACAAGCAGGAAGAACTTTCCCCGGATGCGCAGCTTCGTCTGCTGATGGATTATGCGAAAAACAACCACACCGATATCCCCATGGAATATATTTTTCAGGATAACGGGATCTCCGGTCGGAAAGCAAACAAACGTCCTGCATTTCAACAGATGATTGCGCTGGCGAAGTCCAAAGAGCACCCGATCGATACGATCATCGTGTGGAAATTCTCCCGTTTTGCCCGGAATCAAGAGGAATCCATTGTGTACAAATCACTCCTGAAAAAGAACAACGTCGATGTGGTGAGCGTGTCCGAGCCACTTATCGACGGACCGTTTGGCTCCCTGATCGAGCGGATCATCGAGTGGATGGACGAATACTACTCCATCCGCCTCTCCGGGGAAGTGATGCGCGGCATGACACAAAATGCGTTGCGTGGACATTATCAAGGGGATGCCCCAATCGGCTACCAGTCCCCGGGCAATAAAAAACCTCCGGAAAAAGATCCGAAAACCATACAGATCCCGATCATGATGAAAGATCTACTGCTCTCTGGCTCTTCCCTGCTGCAGATTGCACGAAAACTCAACGAGCATGGCTACCGTACCAAACGTGGAAACCTCTGGGATGCTCGCGGCGTGCGCTATGTACTGGAAAATCCGTTTTATGCCGGTATCTCCCGGTGGAACTATACGGATCGAGGGCGACAACTAAAACCGGCAGAGGAAGTTATATACACCAAAGGCAACTGGGAACCTTTGTGGGATAAAGCCACACTGGAAGAAATCAAAAAACACCTTGCCATGAATATGCGAAAAGCAAAGTCCAGAGATGTATCCACCGCCAAACACTGGCTGAGTGGCCTGCTGATCTGCTCCTCCTGCGGTGGCACGCTGGCATATTCCGGTACAAAAAACAGCAGAGGTTTCCAATGCTGGAAATACACAAAGGGATTTTGCAACGAATCGCACTACATAGGCATCCGCCCCATTGAAAAAATGGTGATTGAATATCTGGAAAGCATCCTGCACTCTCCTGCAATCGTTTATACGGTAATCTCCTCTGCCTCCGCTGATGCAGACTCCAAACTCGCGGATCTTGAAAAGCAGTTACAAAAAGTGGAAAATAAAGAAAAGCGGATCAAAGCCGCCTATTTGAATGAGATTGACTCATTAGAGGAATACAAAGCGAACAAAGCCGCGCTCTTAAAAGAACGTGCAGCCATTGAAAAAAATATCAAACTGCTGACGATTTCAAACACCGACATGTCTAAAGAAGAAATGGACAAAAAAATGAAGCAGAACATTTCTGCTCTGCTTACAGTCTTACAGGATGATTCCGCAGATTACGTCCAGAAAGGAAACATGATGCGGAATGTCGTTGACCACATCGTGTTTGACCGCGGAAATACAAGTCTCGATATGTTCCTAAAGCTTGTAATTTAGCGGGTTTCAAGGCATTATAGGGTATTACGATACGGTGGTC